GCCCGAAAGACAAGGGCGATGCAAAGAACTTCAAGAAGGAGTAGAACATGCCTCGCATTCGGTCGCTTATGTCCGCCGGCACGCCGGCGCTTCAGGCGCAGGCTATCGTTGGCCTGACGCAGTCAACAACCACAACCGGCTCAACCTCAACGGACGCGCGCCAGATCACCTCCAGCAACACGCTGTTCACGGGTGGTTCGGGTGGTGCAATTCTCCCGGCTTCGGACTCCGGGGATCGGTTTGTGCTCGTCAACACAAGCGGTGGCTCGGCGACGATCTACCCGCCGACGGGTGCGACCATCAACGGCACCACGTCCGTTTCGATGAGCAACAACACATCGACCACGGTTGTATTTATCAGCCCGACCGTTTGCCACTGCATCCCGCGCACTCCGTCGTAGAAAGGGTATGACCCATGTACAGTGTAAAGAACCAACCGCTGCAGATGGCCCCGACTGGCCGCATGGGGCAGTACAAGCCCAAGACCGCCAAGTCCTATCCCGTGCAGGGCAGGGGCACCTTGCAGGATCTGCCGCGGTCAGTGGTCAGGCCCATTCCTCCGGCTTACCGGGATGAGTTTGGCAAGCCCACCCGCCCCGGACAGCGCAGCACGGTGCGCGATGACCTCATGAAGGCCATAGTGACATCGAAGCAGAAGGGCATGGATGCAATGAGGGGGCGTGGGTACTAATGTCCCTGCTCACGATCGTCAACCGCGCGCAGGCAATGCTCAACCTGCCTGTGACATCCACGGTCTACTCAAGCACGGGCGAGACGCAAAGACAGCTTCTCGCCCTGTGCAACATGGCCGGCGACGTGTTGATGCGGGAGCACGATTGGCAGGCATTGGTGACGGAGCAATCCTTCACCACGGTTGCGACCGAGCAGCAGACGGGGCACACGCTCCCATCTGACCTTGACCGGATCATAAGCGAGACCTTGTGGAACCGGTCAACGACTGACCCTGTCTTTGGCCCTCTTACAGCCCAAAGTTGGCAGGCGCAGAAGGCGGACGTGGTTTCAACCGTGTGGTCTCAGTACAGGATCAGAGGAAATTCGTTCTGGTTCCTGCCCGCGCCTTCTGCGGGAGAGAGCGTCTACTACGAATATGTCAGCAACAAGTGGTGCCAGTCCTCGGGCGGCACGGCGCAAAGTGCTTGGGCGGCGGACTCTGACACGGGCCGCATTCCGGAGCATCTTCTTACTCTTGGCCTTGCCTGGCGCTGGCTGGAAGCCAAGGGCCTCGACTATTCGCAGCGTTACGACGAATACGAGCGCGAGAAGGGCAAGATCATCGCGCGGGATGGAACACGCAAGAAGCTCAACGTGGCAGGCCCAACCCTTCAGGGTCTTGGACGTGGGCGCATACCAGAAGGATCGTGGAGCTGATGCAAGGAAAGTCCATTCGCTCTGACATCGAGCGAGCCGCTTCAGAGGTTGGCGCTTCAGAGCGCCGCTCCGTGCCCATGCCTCGCTACAAGCCGCGTGAGGAGGAGAGCTACAATCCAAATTGGACAGATCAGCAAGCCGCTCAGAACGCGCAAACTCTTTATCGCCGCGGGGTGCGGGCAGGGGAGACGGGCGAGGGTGAGGCAGAGGTCCTGGATTTCATCCGCAGAAGTGGAGACACGCCATACGGGCAGTATATGGCGCGTGGGTATGAGGAGGGCAAGCGGCGCAGGCCGCGCCAAATGCCTCGCCCGGCTCGCCCGGGGCAGATCAAGCAGCCTTACGATGATATACCTCGCTAGCCTATCAACGGCTCAAGAAGGCGCAGGTTTAACCGCAGGTTCAGACAGCAAGAGGGTAGAAATCCATGAGTGAAAAAGAAGATCCAGAAAGCGATGATCGGGATGTTTTCGAGAAGGCATTGGACTACGCCCCGTTTGCCGGGATGGTGCTTGGCGGCATGCTTGGGTGGCGTTCCGGTCGGAAGGACGGCATCAAGGCATGGAAAAAGGTTGATAGCCTTGAGGCCAAGATAAGGAAGCTCGAGGCCAAGGGGCGAAATCCGAATGTTGGGTTGACGCCAAAGGAAATGGCCGAATATCGAAAGGCGCAAGAGGAGCTTCAATATGCGCTTGGGAAAGGAGGCGAAAACATTGCAGGGCGCGTGATGATTAAAGCGCCGCTCGGCGCAGTAATTGGCCACACAGCCGGCAGCGCAGCAAAGGACGCTTATCCAAAGCGGAGGAAGTAGTCCATGCCGTGGAAGCCAACAGACCTTAGCCGCACGGACCAGGTCCGGCAGTTCTATGCCCAGCGTCCCGACCTTCAGGCTTTCTTCTCGGATCCGGCTGCGCGGGAAGACCTCGCGCGCCGGATGAGGGAGGCGGGGATTGACGTGACGGCTGATGACCTGACGGACCCGAAAGTTCTTGCAGAGCTTGGTTCTGTTGATGATCCGGAACTGGAGAAGCTGTTTCCCTTTACTCAAGACAGCATTGCCGATCGGAAGCGCTCCTACTACCGCAAAAACCCGGGTCAGGATCCTCAGTCAACCACCTCCCGGGTTCTTGAGTTCCTTGGCCTTGACGAGCCGTACTACAACGACTCCCGCTCTTATGACTACGCCCAGAAGAAGTTCCAGAACGAGGGCAATCCCGACATGAGCTGGTTCTTGCAGCCTACAGAGGCGCAGGAGCAGGTAATGTCAGGCTCCATGCCAAGCGTCTACGGGGCTGAAGATGACCGCACCGGATCCGAGATGGCGCAAGGCGCTATCCTCGGCGCCTTGAACTGGCCTCTCTTTGGCGCGGAGGAAGAGGTTGTCGCGGGCGTTGATGCGCTGGGGGAGGGCAAGTCTTATGATAAAGCCCTTGCAGAGTCCCGCCGCGTCAAGGACCGCCATAGTCTGCACACACCCCTCTGGTCTCAGGTTCCGGAGTGGATCGCAAGCGCCGGCTTGGCTCTTCCCGTCTTTGCTGGGGGGCAGGCGGTAGCGGCGCGCGGTCTTTCGGCGGGGAGGCAAGCTGCAGGGTTCGCCCCCAAGGCGACATCTCCGACGGGTCAGGCCGTTGAAGAAATCGCAACTGCGTCTCCTGTAGCGGCGGCGGATGCAAGCTTCTATCAGCTTGGAGAAGCGGATGGAGACCTTTCCCAGAGGGCGGAGCAGTTTGATCCTTATTGGACCGCCAGCGTTGCAGCTTTCCCCGCCATTCTTGGCGCGGCCAACCTTGGGAGGGGGATAGTATCTGATGGGTATCGCAAGGGTAAGGAGCTGTGGCGGAGGGTTACGGGGTCCGACAAGAAATCAAAGGCGCAGCCAAAGAAATCAAAGCGGCTTGATGTTGCAGCCCTGACCAAGCAGAGCGGATCTCCCTTTGAGACCCCGCAGGGTTCGCCCCGTCGCCCTGAGCAGCCGCGCGTCATCCCCGACATCGGGCCCGTCCGCCCACCGCGGGAGGCCCCTTTGCGCCCATTGCAGCCCTCTGTGCAGGGGGGATCGGTGCGCGGGGACATTGAGCGGGCGTTGAGCAGCAAGGGGCGTAGGCGCTGATGCTTCAGATCCGTGGCCGGCAGATCAGCAGGGGGCCTGCAGCGGTTGAGCGCCCCTTGCCTACACCCGTTGGCGGGTGGAACGCGCGCGATCCGCTCGAGAGCATGAAGCCATTTGATGCGGTGATCCTGGAGAACTGGTTCCCCCGGCAGAGCGATGTGACTGTCAGGGGTGGATACACCCTTCATTGCAATACGGGAGAGGGTTCGAATAGCGTCCAGACCCTTGCAGAGTGGAAGGCCACGACCAATCGCCGCCTTATTGCGGGTATAAACGGGAAGCTCATCAACGTATCCACATCAACACCTTCAACGCTCGGGACCGGGTTTTCGAACAACAGGTGGAAGTGGGTCAATTTTGCGGAGAGGCTGTTTCTTGTAAACGGAACGGACGCGCCGCAAGATTACAACGGGACAAGCCTCTCGGCCACGGCATGGTCTGGGTCAGGGCTGACCATCACCAACCTCTCGGACGTTACCGTGTTCAAGGAGCGGCTGTTCTTCATCGAAAAGAACACGCTGAATTTCTGGTATGCGGGGTTGCAGTCCATCACGGGCACGCTGACAAAGTTTCCTCTTCAGTACACGGGAAGCTTTGGCGGCACGCTCCAGCAGATCGGAACCATCACCACGGACGGTGGCGATGGGAGGGATGACCTTATTGCCTTCTTTCTTTCCTCTGGCGAGGTCATCATCTATCAGGGGTCGGATCCTGGAAATGCAAATTCATGGGCACGAATAGGGACGTTCTTTCTCGGGCCCCCGATCGTCGGATCCAACCTGCAGAGATATGGCTCTGACCTGATTGCGATTACGGACGGCTCGTATACGCCAATCACAAAGGTCTTGCCCTTTGGAAGGTCGCAGCCTTCCTCGCTGGACCTGTCAGACAAGATCAGCCTTGCAGTGTCGGAGGCCATGCGGCTTTACCGGGACAATGCCGGGTGGCAGGTGATCTTCTACCCGCGCGGGCGCATGCTCATTTTCAACGTGCCGCGGTCAACGGCCGCCTTCGACCAGCACGTCATGAACACGGACACGCAGAGCTGGTGCAAGTTCACGGGCTGGAACTTTCCTGTCTTCGCCCTCTTCGGAAACGACCTTTACGCCGGCGGTACGGATGGGAAGGTCTACAAGTGCAATGACGGGTTTTCCGATAACGGAACCGCCATTGTGGCTGATGCTCAGACTGCGTGGAATTACTTCGGCTCTTCAGACAGGCTCAAGAACTTCACCATGGCGCGGATTATCTTTGGCGCCGTGAGTGATCCCGGAGCCCTTGTTTCGATCGGCACGGATTTTGACATTTCCGTTCCCAGCTCAACCGTCTCCACGTCGGCCGTGACAACGGGAGGGGTATGGGACGTTGCAATATGGGATCAGGACATATGGGGCGGAGCCACGCAGGCGATAAAGGGATGGCAAGGGGTGAACGGCTTGGGCTACTCAGCTTCGATGAGGTTGCGCGTCTCGTTGACCAGCCAAGGCGTAAGCTGGAGGTCATCGGCAATGGTCATGAAGCCCGCCGGCCTGGTCTGAAGCTTGTATTTGACGAGGATCAGGACGTTGCCGATTTCGTGATCGGTCAGTTGCCTCATCCCATCACGATTGATGAGTTCGGGCAGTTCACGACGATCGGGATCGCGGACGAGGCAGGCAAGTTGATTGCTGGTGCGGTCTATCATCGCTGGCGCAAGTTTGACTGCGAGTTGAGCTTTGCTGCCTCGAGCCCGCGGTGGTGCCGGAAGGGTATTGTCCGGGCCTTGTTTCACTACCCGTTCGTGCAGCAGGGCTTGCAGCGCATGACGCTGATTATCGGACGGAACAACAAGCGCGCGATCAGGTTGAACACGGGGCTTGGGTTCAAGATCGAGGGAGCCGTGCGACGTGCTTATGACGGTATGAACGATGCGCTCATTCTCGGGATGCTCCGGGAAGAGTGCAAATGGATAAGGAGACATTAAATGCCTGGACCAGCTACTTCATTCAACAAGAAAAAGTACAACAAGGACGGAACAGAAGCCACGCGATCCATTCGCGAGGATATTGGCAAAGCCCTTGAAGATGCTTTTGACGACCCGTTTGTGCGCGGGGCAGCGGGTGCTGTTGCGGGCGCGGCTGTTGGTCGAAAGATGTTTCGAAGCGTCGGGAAGAGATCAAAGAACGTCCATCCAGAAGACGTGGGACAGATGGGATTTGTCGGGGGAGCCATCGGCGGCACGGGTGGGTTCGTTCTTGGTTCAGGGTTCGGAAACAAAATGAAGCCCCAAGGTGGAAAGAGGCGCAAATAAATGGGCAAGGGTGGAGGAGGCAGCGCGCCAGCCGCGCCAGATCCAGTCAAGACATCTGAGGCGCAGGCGGATGCCTACATCAAGGCTGCAAAGCAATCGAGCATCCTGAACAATCTGTCTCAATTCACGCCTTACGGGAACATCACGTTCGACAAGGACGAGGAAGGCGTTCCAATCGCGCAGCGCGTGTCTCTGTCTCCTGCCCAGCAAGCGGCCTTTGACGCTCAGACGCAGTTGCAGGGCACTCTGTCCAACGCCGCCGCGCAGTTGGCAGGCTCCGTGCCTACAGGCCCCTTTGGCCTCCCGACCAATCTGCCGGGATACACAACGGGCTTGGACCTTGATGGTGCTCCGGACTACATGCGAAGCCTCAACCTTGCCAACGTGCCTAACGCACCAGGGACGGGTGATTTCTCCGCGGACCGGAACACCTACGAACAGGCAATGTTCAACCGCGGCATGAGCCTGATGCGACCTGAGTTTGAGCAGCAGGGAAGGGATACGCGGCAGATGCTTGCAGACCGTGGGCTGCCCATTACGGGCGAGGCGTACAACACGGAGATGGACCGTCTTGGCCGGTCTCAGGGCGAGCAGATGGGCCGGATTGCGGCTGATGCGCTTGCTGCCGG